AGTCGTTCTTTTTTAGATTGTAAATAACGTTTCTCCGATGTGTAATCAGGAAAATATCCATCTTTGAATTGGAGATATGTTGGTGGTTTTTCGGTGGGAGCGTGTTCGCGGAGCGTGTCACAATGTTCAACGTATTCCTTGTTGAAATCCTCTTTGAGCTGAATAATTCCAATATCAAGGGTAGCAAGGTATCCTTGGTCCATCAGCGTTCTTGCTGTGATTACGTACTGAACGTCTCCGACAGTAATACGAACTGCCATTGCATCTGTTTCTGCTTTAGGCAATGTGCCAGTACACCCAAAACGAAGAGGAATATGAGGAGCATCTTCGTTGAGCAGTTTCTGTAATACTTGTCCTTTAATACCGTGACACTCATCCACGATGATCATATCAAATTCTGATAATAGTTTTGGATTGTTCTGTAGTGACTGCCACGTAGAAACGACGTGTTGATGGTTAACGTCTTTTACCTCACTGTAGTATCGACCAGTATCTAACTCGCAAATCTCATACGTTTCTGCTGTTTGTTCAATTAAATCTTTTGTAGGAACAATCGTTAGTGATCTTTTTCCAAATTTACCATAATTATCTACAAGGGCAGCGCACATGAGCGTTTTACCCGCCCCTGTACCAGCAATAATAATACCACCACCATTCGTTATTACTGCATTAACTGCGTCTACTTGGTAGTCACGAAAAACAATGTACTCATTCCATTCAGGATGAAAAATGTGTTTGAAATAATTTTTGTCAATTAAGGGAGGTGTTGGAACGTCACTTACTCGATCGTCGATTAAGTCAATCTTATATCCTAATCCAGTTAACTGGGGAACGATATCGTTCAACAAATAAACGTACGTCTTCCCTGTCTTATGGAAATAGCGAATTTTGCCATCCCATTGACCGAGTTTATACTTTGGATTAAAGAAAAAGTTTGGTGCTTTTCGTGAATATTCGTCCCAAAAGAACGAAAGGTGATCAGGCGATAACCCAATCAATACACAATTCACTTCGTCTAATATTTTTATTTTTACTGTTTTATATAATGACACTCTCTAGGCTCGCTACTCTTATTTTTGTTATATTATTGAGAGCATATCCGCGTGACCGAAAAGCGTCACACACTGCCTCGTAATTTTCGTATACTTCTTTGATTTCAAGATATATCTCAAGTTGGTTGAGATACAGTTCGTCGTTGTCAATATACTTGTCTTTCTGTCTATCAGATAACGTACGATTATATGTTTCGGTGTATTTTTTAAATAACTTACCACGTGCCGCGTTTGTTTTCGCTTCAAAAAATTTAACCAATGCGTGTAAATCAGCGCGACGTGATTCATAGTACAAATGCCAACCGGCTTGCTCAGCGTTGGCGGCTTCTAAATTTTTACCTTTAATTTTTAGGTGAGGTTCTACTTCTTCCAGCCCTTTTTCGTATCCTGCTAGGATATCTGGTAAGTTTTTATAGTCTTTTCCTAGTTGTTCAATTAAGCTCAATTTACTTTTCCTCTACTATGTTGTCCGAGATGTGTAAGCATCAATGCTTCTTGTTGTTCATCGGATAGTGATTCAATTTCAAAATCTTGTACAGTTTCTAATACTTCATCCAACAGGTCTGAGTCAATATCCCAACCAAGTTGGCTCCGTTTTGCTTGTTTTACTGCTTCAGTTAATGCTTCTTGGTCGTGACTATACGCTGCTTCGTATTCAGCCCGCAACTTTTTTTCAGATTCAGTCAGGTAACTAGTTATCTGTTTTGTCGATGCATCCTCTGCTAAATCCAACGGCACGGCAATTTTAAGAGCCTTACTCAACATTAAAGCCATCTCATCAGTTAGCGTGACAGATGATACGTTATCCTTGATGACATCGCCCATTTGATATGTAATGTTCCCAAACACTAAAACATGATTTTCAACTATGCGAGCGCCCACCCATTGTAGCCTGGGTAGCTCTTGTTCAGTTAGTTGAAGAATTTCTAAAATTGCAGGAATAACATTTGTCTCCAGGTGTTGGAGAATCAATTCACCATATTTTGAATACGCTATGTCTCGTTCTGTAAATAAGTCCTGCAATTTACCCATTATTCCATATTAGCCTTTGTGTTTCCATTAAGACATTCGCTGCGTTAAGAAGGTTTGGCTTCTTTGGCAGAATTGTCTTATTATATAGCTCTCCACGGATTAATTCATCCATGTCTTCAGCATACGCGACACACTTATCATATGTCCACGCTCCATCACGAATTTCTAACAATTCGGCAGCATCGGGACGTTTAACATAAAGAACACCCTCTTCGAGCGCTTCTTTGCCCATTCGAAGTAGTCGAACCAAATGCATGGCGTGTTTCGTATCGTAACCATGTTCTTCTTCAAGTGCACTTCGAACTTCGTTACGATTATTTTTCCACGTCCAGTATTGGCTATGTTTTTCTTTAGCTAACTTATATTCTTCCTTGTTGAACTTAACGATAGCAAGAGGAGCTTGTCGAGGTAAATCACCATACTCGTCGTCCTCATACACAGTATTAAGAGTGTAGTCATTAGAAAACGTTTCATATGCTTCTGATGGGGCTACCGCTAACCCGTAGATATCCCGACCATAAGGGATCAACCGATATCCCTGTCGGTATTCTTTCAAATCAATTTTGAACATCTTTATTGTGCTAAAATTTTGCACAAGAGAAACAAAATCAATCTGGCGAGGTGGTTCTTCGCTTTGTGGGTTAGTGAGCCATTTATTGTGGCCCTTAATCCGTTTCAATTGAGCGAGAGCATATCCACTTGTGGTGAATGCAATTTTTGACGACAAAAATTCACTTCGGTGTGAGCGAAGAAATTCGTATGCGGGAGTTGTGAACGTAATATCTTCTTCATCGACCCACAACGTTTCAACGATATTTGGATTACACGCAAGACATAGTTTCATGAAATGAGCGAGCTCATACAACTTTGTGTCTTCCTCGTTTATATCTGTTACTTCATTCACCGTGTAGAACGGAGTAAGTAAATTGATTGGCTCGGCGCAGAAAACTCCACGATGATCGACATCAGAAGTAGGCAAAGAGGTACCATACGCTAGACTACCAGCCAAATGTTTGACCAGCATATTATCTCGCATAAGTTGTTCAGCGGTTTTTACGTGAGTATACATTACAGTTCTCGCAGAGTTAAGCTCCAATTATACCGGAAATAACGAGAGGGATCAACCTGTGACCCCTCTTAAAATTGCGTAAAATGGTAAGTTATACTGGGTTTACCTGACTCGCTCCAGCACATACTCCTAAGAATTTACGTCTGTTCATCGTTTTCTTCCTGTAGTACATAGCCATGCCCATCTATGCTTCCAACGCAAGATAAGAGGGTCAATTCTCGATCTTTTCGCCTCCACATGCCGTAATAGTAATCATCGCTACCATGAACAATGCCGAAAAACGAATATTCTTCGCCCTTGTTATCACGAAATCGCCGGTCAAGTAGATGTTCCGTCTCATTGACAATTGACCTCCAATTGCCCTTGCAGATACATTTGCTCATCGCTTTCTTCCTGTGTCTCTCTTAGTCTTTGGCAAGTTATACTGGGTTTACTACTTCTTCTAGTGCATCAACCGCAAAAGCCCCTCTATGAAGATCAAGGCCTTCAAACCAAACGCATTCCACAGTGTTTGATTTTAGTATCTTATTAACTGTCATTTTTGGTCCGTCCTTTGCTTTAACTTCTACAACTTCTCCTACTTTCATTATTGTTCTCCTTTATGTTTTTATGTGTCTTTATCGTTGTCTGCAGTTTCTTGTCGACGAGCTAGGGAAGTACGGTCGTCATCGGGGCCGGCGAGATCAGTATCGGATACGCCTGAGGCTAGTAAAAATGCAGAATTCATTGCTTCGGCTTTTTCAAGAATTACTTCAGCGTGATCAGCAATATTTTTCTTGTACCATGTTGTATCTTCACCAGTTAGAAAGTATCGAGAGCCCCGTTGTTTGATGATATCAAGCTCAAGACCAACTTCCAATAAACCGGAATAAAGATTCATTCCTTCATCATACGGAACTTCAACAATAACTTTTTGGAAAGGTTGTGTGAAGCGTGTTTTAAATCCTTCACACTTCATTTTAATGCCCCTAACAATAGTTTTGGTAGCATCATCTTTTAGTTTCAGTTTTGTCAACATAATGATTTGGGATAGTGAGAAACGAATTGCTTCTTTTGCGATATACAATCCTTCCCCATTTAGTAAGTCCTGGTTCTTATAAACACCATCAGTCACAATGATTGAGATATTCAATTCCTTGATTGCTTGGACAAACGTACGAAGCATTTGTTTCAGTTGTTTATTGCGTTGACCTTGATCGCCCTTTGTAACGCCTTTAACAAAGTTCTTTTCTTCTGTTTCAGTCATTAACATATCAAGACTATCGATTACGATTATGATTTGAGGTGCTTCAGGATCACTCGTACCATACTCGCCTTTGTATCCTTTGATAAAAGATGATATAACTTTATTGACTTGTGGAATTGTCCTAACACCAACGTATCGATAGTTTGTTGGGGAAGTATCAACGCCAATAGCTTTAACAAATTTTTCGTCGGAAGCATTTTCAGCATCGATCATTAGTGCGAAAGCACCTTCGCGTTGGGCGGAAGCCATAAGATTTGCTGCCAAGAAACTCTTACCAGCACCAGATGGACCAACTAATCCTGTAACACGCCCTTGTGGGA